GTCCCAGTTTAATTGCATTTGATTTGAGCCTTGCATATTAACAGAAAAGTTTTTTACATCTTCTGGTGGCTCGGTAGCACCAACAATTTTTCTACTTGCACTTGTATATGTAGAACTAACTCCTAAAGCATTAATTGATTTTACTCTTACATTATAAGTTTTATCATCAATAACATTGAGCATTTCATAATTAGTTTGGTTTCCTTTTCCAATAATTTTAAAAGTAGATTCTGTGCTTAATTTAGCTTCTACTTGATAATATTGCACAAACTTATCTGGACTTGCACCTACAACAATATTTAATCTCGTTATCGCTGTTCCTTCATTATAAATAATTAATTCATCTGATAATGTTACACTTGCTGGAGCAGAAACAGAAAAAGGATTTGGAAGAGTTGTATCTGGTATTGTTGGTACAGCTTGTTGAGTTCCAAATGTATAATAACTATCTTGATGTTCTGTTAAAGTTAAAGAAACTGTCATATCAGTATGTATTGTCATATTTTGAACTCTAAAAGGTTTTGCAGAAAAACTTGGAGTAGCATGAGTAATGTTTACTATATCTCCTATTGATAAATCCATTGCTGTACCATCAGCTTTTAAAGTAACATTTAAACTTGATCTTGATCTTCGTAAAATAATTTCTGCCATTTCTCTTGCTTGATAAACATTAGTTATTGTTGGAAAATCAAATCTTCCTTCTAATAAAATACCACCATCTGCTGTTTTCATATTTGCGTGTTGATCTGCACTAGCTTCATTTGAATCATCAACAGGAGGATATTGAACTTCATCTGATTGATAATTTTTATCTGGATTTATAAAGGCAACTAAAACTCTATTGTATCGTGAATTTTTATTTTTACTTGAAACACTTACGCCACCTATAATATTATCTTCTGTTAAAGTTATTGACGCACTTCCAGTTGTTTCAACTAAAATTTTATACAATCCAGAAGTGTAATTTAATAAACCTCTGCAACCTGTTAAAAAATGTTTTACATTTTGTATTGCTTTTTTAGATGTATCAACAACTGCATGACTATCCATCAAATCAATTTGATCTGCACCAGAAAAAGGAGTTATATTTGCATCACACACATCTCCAGCAGTTTGCCAATCTGCAAAATTAGTATCAAAATATGAGTTAGCAATACCCATACCAAATCTTGTATTGCGTAAATAATCTAATAATTGATAAACAGGATTATCAGAATACGCCCATGTTGAAGTAGTATCTGCTCTATGAGAACCAGAGCCACCAGTAATAGAACCATCTAAATTTGGATTATATATTTTTTTCCCTTTTACTAATGCGTGTACTTGCGGAATACCTCCAAATGCGTCTGTGTTCCATTTAAACTTTAAACTAATGTAAGCCAACCCTCTTAATCTATGATTGCTCGTCCATGATGATAATGAACTTATTAAAGCACAAGCTGTTTGATCATCTGCTCCATAATGAGGTCTAACTGTTATTAAACTTTCTGCGGAAGAATCTGAATCGTTTGGGTCTGCTTTAAAAAAATTTGCGTCATTACTTGCTACTGTTCGTTCTGTGTTATCTGTTAAATCTCCAGACCATGTAACAATATTATCATTAATAAAAATAGATGTTATATCCTCTATTTCTCCTTCGCCTAAAATTAAAGCTAAATACAAATATTCGTTATCTGTTCCAGAAGTTTCTAAAAAAACTGCATTACCTCCAACTTTTCTTGTTCCATAAATTATAGGTATTGCACTATTAGATGATCTTTTATTTAATAAAACACCTTTAGCTGTATTATCTAACTCACCAAAGTCTGGTATATCTGGAATTGGTATAATCCAAGAAATTAAATCTTCAACTATATCAACAATAGCATCAATAATATCTCCAACTATTGGTATATCATCTATAAAATCACACATTTATTTCATTCTCCAAATATTACCCATTTGTTCAAAACCAACTCTTTCTAATAATTGACTTGCAACAAGTTTTGTTGAAATACTTAAATGAATAGCTTTGTCATTTGCTTGAGTTTTTATAATTTTCATAATGTTATTAAATACTTCTAATGATCTATATTCTGGTAATACATATATAACTTGAACATTTAAAATATTTTCTGTACTCCATAAATATTCTGTATTGTGCATTACAGATAATCCAATTAATTTATCTTTATCTAAATTTTTAACCATTAATATTTTACCATGTTGTAAAAAATAAAATATTTTTGTTTTTAGTTTGTCATTATCAACTTTTGGATAATTTAATTCTTTAACTTCATTTTCAAAATTTTTTAATATTTCAAAAATCTCATTAGTATCTTTTTTTTCTGCTTCGTAGAAATGATAACTACTCATGGTTTCCCCCATTTTAAATTTAAAACATTTAGAGCCGCAAACTCCATACCTTTATCACCACTAAAAAATCTTTGCTGTGAATTATCTGATGTTGTTCTTCCAGATTCTTTATCAAAAGTTGCCCAATGTGAAGTAACAGATAATGTTACATTTGCTGAATCTGTATTATCTACTATTCTATGTTCATCTATGGTTCCATAAAATAATAAAAAAGGGTCTGATATTAAAGCATTAGAACTATTTAATAATCCTCTATAAATTTTTACTTCTTTTCCAATTATATTTTCATTTAAAATGACTGCTACATATGTTTGATCTACTGCTGATAATTGTATTGCTAAAGAGTTTTTTGTTGGCTGATTTGTTTCACTTACTCCTGTAATAGATTTTAAATGACCATTTGCTGTATATGTAATTGAACTACCAGAAACACTTGAAACTAAAGGAAAGCTGTTGTTTGTTAAATAAACAGGTGTTGCAAAACCTAAATGAACTAAAAAAACAGGGCTAATATTTCCTGTTGCTAATTCAGTTTTAAAAGCACTTGCTAATCCTCTTGCCATTAGATACTCTCAATAACATCAAATTCATATCTAAATAATGGCTTACCTTCATTATTACTTTGATTAGCCACAAATTCTTGAACATCACTTGTTAAATGAACTGTAAAAGGTACATCATCAAATGCTACTGTTTCATCATTAGCTAAAGCTGTTGTTAAAGGTGGTTCTATTGTAACTGTAGCCGCATTACTAGAAGATGTAACATCAGCCATAATCATATAGACTTTAGAATGACCAGAAAATTTTATAAAATCTCCAGCCTTTAATCTTCCAGCACCATCAGCGTGAAATCCATCAATAGCAATAGTTGTATCACCAACAGCATGAACTCCATTTACATTAATAGTTGTATTTTCATTTCCTTGTGCATCTAAATAGCTGGGGAAAGTTATAGTAAAGTTTTCTTTCTGTGATCGTTGTTTAATAATAAATGCTTGTATTGGTGCAAATGTAGATCGTGGCATTAATGGATAAGAAACTGTAAAACTCCATCTCTGACCTTGTATCTGCCTACGAAATGTTTTTCCACTATCGGTTTCACTTATTAAAGTTTTTTGATTACTTTTAATATTTAAAGTATCAAAAGAAGTATCTGGTAATGCCCCACTCATATTATTGCCGCCCTTCCTTTTTCATTAACAGCACTATTAATTAAATTAACTATGACTCCTCTACTATTAACTAACAATTCATTGAACCCTCTAGCATCAACAGTATTAATATTAAAGTTAACATTTACAGGTTGACCATTACCCATTTGATTATTTGGAACTATTTTTCCAGAACCACTTGGCACAAACATTTCTGGACCTTTTTCTCCAACCATATATGCTTGATCTTTGTTTACTGCACCACCTCCAGCCCTAAAACTTGTTGATCTAATTTGTGCAACCATAGCCATACCTTTTGCAACAGTAGCCGCCGCCGCTATTGCACCAAAAGGAAAACCACCAAAGTTTCTAAAAGCCGCAACAGCCGCAGTATGAGTATCTACTATTGCTTCTGCTATTCTTACAGCTTTAAATGCTTGGAAAGCTGTTTTGTTCATTCCAGCTAAAATTTCTAAAGCATCTCTTGCTTCTGATATTGTATGATTTTTTGCTTGTTTTTCTATTTGTGCTTTTTTATCTTCTAATGCTTTTTCTCCAGCTATTCTTGATTCAGCATATTCTTCATATACTTTTTTCATATTTTGAAAATGTGCTATTTCATCATTTATTTCTTTAACCTTAGCTTCATTATTAATTCTTTCTTTTTCTGCTTGCATTTCATAAAAAATAGCTATGCTATCTAATTTATTTTGATTTAAAATTTCTTGAATTTCTTCATTATGTTTATCTATTGCTTCTTGTTCTTTCCTTAACTCATCTAAAGTTTCATTTAAAAAATCACTGTTTATAGTTTTTTTTGTTTCTGAATTTTCTTTTACAGCATCACTTTCTTTTTTTAATGCTCCAACCATTCTTAAAATTTTATCTTCATATACAGGATACGAATCTTTAAAAATTTGATCGTTTGTTTCTTTAAAACCATTTAATTTAGTTGAAATTTCTTCTATTAAATCTTTTTGATCTTGTATTTGATCTGCAAACTCTTTTATCTTTGTATCGCCATATTGATTTTGTAAATTTTTTAAATGTTCTTCTGCTAAAGATAATTGTTTTGTATAATGATTAATTTGTTCGTTATTATGTGCTATTGCGGCTGAAGCGTTATCAAAATCACTTGGCATTTTACCAAGCATTTCTAAAATTTTATCAAACTGTGAAATTACTATTGCCGCTCCAGCAATAAATAAATTTCTTTTTATCGTTGCGTTAAACAACAACATAGCAGAATTTGCTTTTAATATTCCACCAGCTAAACCAATAAATACACTAGCAATTTTAAATGAAATTAATAATTTTACAGCTTCAACAAGTGTATTAAAATTATCTTTTAAAAATATAATTGCATTTGCTCCTGTTATTACAGCTTCTGCTAAACCTTTTCCTATTGATGTTGCAACCTCATCTAATGTTTCTGCATTTTCTTGTAAAAAATTATCTAAATCTCCAAATTGATTTTTAAGTTCTGCAAAAAAACCAGCATCTAATAATGTTTTCTTAAAATTAAATACCTTATCTCCAATCATAGATAAAGTTCCTTCAAGAGTTTGTGCTAATTCATCTGTTGCACCGCCAAATCTTCCACCTTTTCCAAACACTCTTTCAAATGCTTCTGCTGTTTCTTCTGCTGTAACTGTAGCACCAGCTTTAAATCCTAATAAATCTCTAACACCTTTTTCTCTAAATAAATCAGCACTAGCTATACCAGCAGATAATGACCTTTGTATTTGTTCAGAAGCAGTTCTAAAATCTAGTCCTGTAACAGCCGCAACATTACCTGTTATTTCTAAAATATCTGCTAATTCATCAGCATCTTTAGACACAACAGATAATACACCAGCCCCTTGCTGTATTTGTTCTAAACTAAATGGTACTTTTGCGGCAAATTCTGCCATTTCATCAAAGGCTTTTGCTCCTTCTTCAGCACTTCCAAATAAGAATTTAAGTCTAACTTGTAATGATTCTATTTCTTTACCTGTATTAACTAGGTTACGAATAACTAATCCACCACCTAATCCAGCTAATGCGTTTCTAACATTAAATACAGATGATTTAAGTTTATCTAAACTACCTCTGACTCCTTGTAAGGCTCGTTGCGATTTATCCTTCGCAACTATATCTATATTAACTCTTTTTGTAGCCATTAGCGGTTCATTCGTTGTTGTTGTTCGGCTCTATCATGTTGTATTTCAAAATAAGCCAACCACATATTAAACTCTTGAACTGGCATTTGCAAT